TATTATTATCTGTTATAGGCTTCTTAACCATCTGCTGATACGCTAAGTCCAGTATTATTGGAGCTTTGTACTCGTGTACAGGTTGCGGTATAGTCTGCGTAGGAATCGCACCTTTAGCAGTTGTAGTTTGTCTAGGAGCTTGCTTAGGCTCTGACTTCTTTTCTGTCTTTGGCTCTGCTTGAGGAGCGTTGGACTGTACGGTATTTGACTGCGTATTCGTGGCATGAGTTGTAGGTCTAGTAATTACTTCGTTGACAACTGGGTCAGACACGACAGGAGTTTCAATAGCAACTGTGCCTGTTGTACTGACTTGCAGTACTGGTGCTGAAACAACTGTCCTTGGTGCTGGCACAATGTTAGCAAGTGCGTAAGCTTCGTTGTATCCAGGACATCTTCTGTCATACAGCGAGTTAAGGCTGCATTGTTGATTGAAATAAGCTTCAGCATATCCTGTGCAACTTGTGGCATATAAAGCATTCTGTGTGCATTGCTGATTAAAATAGGTAGCTTCGTAGCCAGGACAAGAGACATCATATAGACTGTTAAGGCTACATTGTTGCTCATAATAGGCTACCTGATAGCCACTACAACTTGAGTCATACAATGGACTAAGCGTACACTGTTGAGCTAAGTAAGCCTGTGCATATCCTGGACAACTGATACTTGACAGAGGGTCTGAAAGACACCTATCTCCAGTATTTTGTGTAATATACGACACAATTTCATTGCTAGTAAACCCTGGACCATGATAGTATTGAGTAAACTCACCGACCGAGGTATCCCCAGTCATCCCAATGGTAATAGGTCTACCAGGACTGATGTTTACTTTCTCATAGTGCATACCGATGTAGCCACTAGGTTTAATCTCAACACCAAAGGTGTTTAAGTTCTGTGGAGCACCAAACTCACTGATGTTTTCCCACTTGTATCTCTGATACTGAGGTGTTCCTTCAGTTAAGAACCTGCCACTATAGTTAAGCAAGTCTGTCTGTAACGGCATGATAGCGAAATCAAACGGACTACCAGTAGAAGTTCTTAAGTCAAACCCTGTACAACACCAACTATTTGTCGGATTGAGGAAACCAACAACACCGTTACTGAACATAAAAGATTCAGTAAACACACGACCGTGATAAGGGAATGCAAACTGAAGTGGAACTCTAACATAGCCATCATCACTTATGTGGTGCTGTATTACCTGTGCGTTTATACCTATAGGCTGAAAAAGGCATAGGCAGATTATACCTATGAGTATCTTTTTCATTTTATCTTTGGTCTGTCAGGAATTAACTTAGGATTAGCTAACCAATATTCCTTAGCTTCCTTACCTACAAATCCTTCAATTGGACAGTATGTACCAGCGTCCCACATACCCCACCAGTTATTAGCATCTTGACACATCACAGACACAGCAGCAGTCTTCATCTGCATATTGAACAGTGACTCAGCCTTGATAATCATCTCACAGTTCTTGTCTGTGATTGATGTACCCATTGAGATACCGAATATCTGTGTCTGCACTGCAGCAGCCACACCGCTACTACACATCTTGTTATTGATGGTTGTGATAGACGGTGAGATAGCTGACGGAGGAGGAGACTTTACTGTTGTCTCAGACTTGCTTGTAGAGTCAGTAACGATAGGCTGTGCCTGTACTGGTACATAGCTGACACAAATAAGGACTAAGCCTATCCAAAGGTATAGTATAGCTCTCACTGTGGTATACCTCCAAATAACCCAAGCTGTTCTTGAGCTACTGCAGGAGCTTGTCTTTGTGGTTGAATACCAAGTAAACCTCTTTGAATCGGCTCTGTTCTCACAATGCCTTGACCGATAGCTCTTTGGAATAGTTGAGATTCTTGCAATAATTTAATTGCTTCAGTTTGCTTTCCTTGGTTAACAAGTTTCTCAGCTCTTAACAATAAATTAGTAGCACCTTTATTAGTTAGGATTTTACCTAAAGCAGCTTGAGACAAACCAATCTGAGCAATTACCTGTGCTGGTGTTCCTAAAGCAGCTGCACCAACACCAGTTACTAAAGCACCTTGAGCACCTGTGCCAAACACACCACTTAAAATAGTTGGTTTATTTTCTCTTTCAGCAATCTTTGCAGCACTGATTAAGCTGTTGATGTTTTCTTTAACTAATGGTTTATCAGCTAAAACAGCATTGAAAGTTCTTTGAAACTTTCTATCTTTAGCTAGTCTGTCGCCAAACTGCACAAAACCAGAAATTTCATCTCCTGTTCCTTTTAAGGAGTTTTGTAAGTATCCAGACAAGAAATTATCAAATATCTCATCTGTATTCTTAGCACCTTGTTCTTTTGCAAAACGCAACGCTTGTTTGACTTTTAATGCCTCTGTCACATTACCAGCTTGTCCAATTGCATCGCCTACTTTTTCTGGATTCTTCTGTAGCAGCTTTACCAAAGTATCATCATATAGAGTAGACATTGCTCGTTTGTATTCTGCAGAGACAGCACGATACTCTTTTAACAATTGTGGATTAAGGTTCTTAGCAGCATCGTCCATCTGTGTATTCAATGTTGCAACAGCATCGTTGATTGTCTTTGCTAAAGGAGTTCCTGTACCGTATTTTGTTTCAAGAATTCTTGCTTGACGCAACAAAGATGAACGAAGATTATGGGCTTGTGCAAAACTCATAGAAGCTGCTGTGTCGCCTAGTTTTAATAACTCAGAATAGTCATCTGGGTCTAATCCGAGAGGTGTTGTACCTGTTTCACTAACAGCTTTAGCTTCTTTAATAACTTTATTGGCTGTGTCTGCAATAGGTTTAGTATCTACATTGACACCTTTAGCTTTTTGTCCAAGAACTCTTTCATAGAAAGGAGCAATTTTAGCAGAGAAAGTATCGCCAGCATCTGCAAGTGTTTGTTTTAGTAACTGACCTGAAGCAACATCATCAATGTTCTTAGAGCTTACTAACTCTAAAATACCTTGTTTTTCAGCTTCAAGTGCTTGACCTATTGCTTTCTGGTTTGTTGCAAACGCACCTTCACCAAGACCAGCTCGTGACGCACCTTCTAAAATCTGAGACCATGAACCACCTACTTGTCCTGCAGATAGTGTAGCTCCTCGTCTTTGTAATAAAGACTGTGCTGCTTCTCGTTCAGCCAGTGTAGCTGCTTGTCTTGCTGTCTGTTGAGGAACACCCAACACACTCTTTACAAGGTTTGCACCGCCTTTTACCAAAGGACCTAAAGCTTGTCCAAAACCTTCACCAGCAACACCCATTGCTGCTTCTTGTCCAACTCTAGCGATGTCAGGAGATTGTCTTCCTTGAATCATTTGCTTTAATGTTTCACCAGCTGCAGCCCCTACACCAGCCGTTCCTAATGCAACAGGAAGACCAACACCCCCAGTTGCTAATGTCGTCGCTACTGGAACAACTGTTGCACCGATTGCTGGCAGTTGTTCAACAAAAGCACTACCAGCTTGCTGTAATAATGAAGGAGGCTGTTGTGCAGGTTGAGCTGCACCGCCACCAAGTTCTTCTAATTCAGCGTCTGATAATTCTCTCTCTGAATTGTATGTAACACCGTTAATGGTATATTTAGGCATTCTTAGTCCTCAATTTCAACAACTAAACCAGATGATAATGTTTTTGTTCTCTTCGTTCCCTTTGGTGTAGTTGATGTAGTCCATTGCTTTTCAAAACCAGCAAGGTTCTTATTCTTTAACAAATACTGCTCTGCAGCATCTGCTTTGTCTACAGCAGTTCTTGCTTTATTTTCTAAATACTGTAATGTAGCTGCAATAGCTTTCTGTGGGTCTTGAATGTCTGCAGCAGCTTTTTCAGCAAACTGTAAGTCAACTGTAGAAGGGTTAGCACCGTATTGTTTAATACCTTGAGCAATGATACTCTTCAATGCTTGCTCTAAGTTACGAGTACTTGCTACTTGTTCAGTATTAATACCTAAAGGAGCTAACTGTGTATTCAAACCACGAATAATTGCTGGTAAGCCTTGACCAACAACGGCTGTTGGAAGATTCTGTCTAGCTTGTGAAATCAGTGTTAGCTGTCCTGCTGCTGCACGGCTCTCCTTACGGTATTCTTTCAATGCTTCTGGGTCAGCTGCTTCAAATGCTTTTCCAGTAGTATCAGGCATATTGATGGTTGTTTGTCCTGCCTTTGATTTACCTTCAATTACTTTGTTTAGCTCAATAACTCTTCTGTCGTTAGGACCAAATCTTTCTTCTAACTGGTCTCTAATACCTTGAATACGAACAATCTCAGGGTCTTTCTCTCTTAATCTAGCTTGCTCTGTAGCTCTATCTGTAGCAATCTTCTGTGTTCTAGCTTGTTGACCTTGTGCCAACATAACAGCTTGTCTTGCACCAGCAGCGTCACCTTGACGGTTTAAAAACTCAGCCATCTGAAGCAAGCCTTCAGGAGTGTTTGTATCAAATTGTTGCTGTGCTTGCTGTCTAACAGCATCCATGCGTTCTTGTGGATTTTGTACACCTAACGCACCACGAATGTCTTGACCTGCAGCCGTAGCAAACATACCAGACAAACCAGCTAAACCAGCAAAAGGATTCTGAGCACCAGCAGCATTGCCATATAGTTTATAAGCGTTTAATTGCTCTGCTCTGGCTCTTTCTAATGGATTACCAAATAAACCACTAACAATACCTAGTTCTTCTTTATCAAACATATCTGCCATGATTAATCCTTAACCAATCCAGTTTAAAAATGAGTTACCCACTGATTGTAACAGAGGATTAACTGTCTGTGCTAGTGCTTGTTGTTGTCCTAATTGACCTGTAGCAGCAGCAATGTTGCCCTGTAAAGCTGTGTTAATACCTGTTTGTGTTCCTAACAAACCTAATTGACCTGCTCTTGCACCTGCTGTAGAAGACAAGTTACTCAAGTTAGCAGCTAGTGTAAATGGCTGTTGTGCATAGCCTTCTAATGTATTAGCAGCACCAAATAGACCAGTGCCTGTCTGAATTTGTTGATTCAACAAGTTCTGTGCGTATGTAGGAGCATTAGCAGCTAATTGTGCATTCTGCTGTGCTAATGAGTTATAGTATGCAGCCATTTCAGGGTTAGTAGCCATCAAGCCTTGAGCATTTGGAGCATAGCCAGCCATAGTGCCGCCAGTAGCTAAACCAGTAGTGCCACGCTGGAACTGTCTGTTACGCAACTGAGCTAATTGTTGTTCACGACCTGGAGCTAATAAACCTTGTTGCTGTGCAATATATTGCTGTTGTAAAGCTTGTGTGTCAGTTGTTGTAGGAAGTGCTGAAGCACCTAGACCAAACAAACGCTCACGCTGTGCAGCAAGCTCAGGAGAAGCTGTATAGCCAGCAGAAGTTAACTGTCCTGTTGTAGGGTCTACTTGGAACTGTGAAGTACCGAAAGCAGTTGTCATACCTACAGGTCTAAATGTAGCTTGTTGTTGTGCTTGCTGTGCCGCTGCTAACTGTTGTTGTGACGCTTGTTGTGCAGCACTCTGAATAGCTTGCTTTGCTTCGTTAGACAAATAGTAGTTAGCAACACCGCCTAGTAAACCGCCAGCTGTACCACCTGCAGTTCCTGTTGTACCAGGTCTCACACCACCAGCACCTGCTGTACCACCAATACCAAGCAATGACTTAACAGCTGAAGTACCAAACTGTTTTAATAGGCTATTAAGTGTGCCAGTATTAATACCAGCTTGAGCAGCAGCACCAGTTAACTCAGCACCGTAATCAGCAGACAACAAACCAGATAGGTCTGTTAAAGAACCACCTGAAGCAGCAACGCTACCTAGGTTAGCTGCAGCGTATGGGTCTAAGCCGTAGTTGTCGCTCATTAACTGAGCAATTGTTGCTTCATCGTAGCCAGCTGCTGCTAAATTAGCCGCATCTTCTGCAATAAAATCTGAATAAGAAAAGTCATCCATAGTTGTTCCTGATGTCGCTTGATTAAGTAAGCTAGTACCTGTATCAACAAGAGTACCTACTCCTGATGAGATACCGCCTGATAAACCACCTGATAATAAACCTTGCTCAATAGAGTTTCCTGTTAGAGCAGCTCCTGTACCACCTGCAGCAGCACCGCCAGCAATACTCGCAGCAAGTTGTGAACCTGTTTCAGCACCTACAGCACCTGCAGCAGTTCCACCAACAGAGCCAGCTGCAGCACCAATCGCACCTGCTTTTAAGGCATCATCTAAGTCTGCACCGCTGGCTAATGCCGTACCTGCAGTTGTGATACCACCAGCAATCGCAGCACCTGTAGCAGCTGATGTTCCTAAAGCACCTGCAACAGCAGGACCTCCAACAGCAATAGCACCAATAGTCGCTGCAGTCTTTATAGGGTCATCTAGTGCAGGTTGAATAACTGCATCATCGATGAATGAGCCAACATCACTAACGACATCAACTACATCACCTGCGACATCTGCTACGACATCAACTACATCTGATACAATTGGAATTCCGCCGCCACCCATTATTTAATCTCCATAGACCAAGCAAACTTCTTACCTTTTTTGTCTACTTCAATAGGTAAGCCCATTTTCTCCATCATTGCTATCAGTTTATAATTATCTGTCTCGGATTCTAACTTCTTAACACCTGCTTTTTTAACAGTGTCAATACCTACTTTAATAGCTCCTGCAAGCATATTAGGAGTGTCTAGTGTGTACATATGCACTTCTAATGTACCTGGTTCAGTACGGATACCGACAAATACAGTGTTGTTGTGACGAACAATTAAAGCTCTTTTTTGCTGAATAAGTATCTTTAAACCACGAAGAAACTTATCTTCTTCTTTGGTAAAACCACCACGCTCTAAATCCTTGCGGATAATATCGCTGGCACTAATTTGTTTGTCTACAATTTGAGCAGCCATTAGAATGTCCCACCGTCTACTGAAGCAGCTTCAAACGCACCTGTTACAGTCAATGTACCGCCAACAGTTCCGTTAGCTGATACAGCCAATGTAGGAATAGTTACAGTTCCTGTGAATGTAGGACTAGCTGTGTCTGATTTACTGTTAACAGCTGTTTGAATAGCTGCAAACTCTGTGTTGATTTCTGTACCACGAACAATCTTTGATGGATTGCCTGATGCAAGAGAATCCTTGGCTGCAAAGTCCGTTGCTTTTGTATAGTTACTCATAGTGTCTTACCTCCTTTAACGAAGACATCTACCTTTTGAATAGAGACTGCGTTGTTATCAATATCTGTTTCAAAACCAAGTTGTAATACTTTACCTGTACCGCCAGCGTTCAAATTAAGACTAAAGATGATGATACCGCCAGCGTAGCTGTCTTCACCGTATTCACCAATACCGTACTCAGCAATCTCTGTAGGGTCTACAACAATAGTTGCTGATTGATAAGCTCGTTTGAAGTCAAAGTCCCACTTCATTGTGATGTCTTGGTTCTGAGCACCAACAACTAACATCTGTACCTTTTTAAGAATCTTTGTTGTCGTAGGCTGTTGAAAGTCAAAATAGCTTGAATAGTAAGACATACGATAATGTGCTGAGTTGTCTGTGTATTCGCCGTGTAAACCAATGTAACCAGCTTGTCCTAACAATAAATCTCTGTTTGCTAAAGTACAGAAAGCTGTTGGACTGATTGTGTCCCATGTAGTTGTTCTTGCTGAACCGTCCTGTAGGAAAGTTCTTGTATCAAAGCAATACACTGTATCTTGTTCAGGAAATGACAATAGATAGAAAGCATCTGTTGGTGAGTATCCTGATTTTATTGTCTTAGCTGTTGCTAGACTTAGTGTAAACAACAAGTCATCACGAACATTCTTAGACATATCACGCATCGGCATTGACTTCTCTTGAATAGTTCTAGCAAAGCTTCTAACACCTGAGCTAGACAAAAAGATATAGTCATTACCTGTAGCCTGTACAGAGTCTCTAGCAACGCAGCCAATACCGTTAACAACATCGCCTAAAGCCATTGATGCTGGGTCTTGTGCATTAGCGTATACAACCACATGACGCTCACAGAATATCAATAGGAATCCGTTGTGGGCTGCTAAAGCAACGATTCTGTCACCGTCACCAACAACCTCAGCAATGTCTAAAGACCCTGCAGTACCTGTTTGGAAGTTCAAGGGGTCTAACAAATCACTAAAGTAGACTGTTTGTCTATCATTAGCAATGTCTGCCAACCATACACGACCATACGCTGATAATGCACAGTTAGGTTTAAATGTAGAAGTTGTGTGTGCCACAGGAACATTAGGTAGTGTTGCCAAGTCACCTAAGCGTCTAAATACATAAGAACTTGTCACTGAAGAATAAGACAATACTAAAGATTCTTGTCCTTCTTGAACAATAACAGCTCTTGCTTTAACATTCGTGTTGTCAGGTAATGAAGCAACCTGCCAGTGACTATCTGAAATAGTGTAAGTTAAGTTAGCTGTGTCGCCAGTGTTACGCACAGGTTTAACCGCTAATGCAGTTCCTGTAGACAAGAATAATTTATTGTTACCAGCAGCGAATAACTGATTAGTTCCTGTCGGAGACTGAATCTCAGCGATTGTCTCAACATCAGCAGTGCTTAAATCAGCGTTAGACGGTAAGTAAGTTGTCCAGCCCTTACGAGCACCAATACGACCAAACTTATCAATCACACAGTTATTAGCTTCAATGGCAAAACCTGACTCCAAGGATGTTGGAGCATCTTGTAGGTTTAGACCAGCAAAGCCTGGTGCTGATATAGAAGAGGTAACGAGTTGTTTGCTCAAATTGACACCCAGTTGCTGTCTTCAAGATAACGGTTAGATTCTAAAGCAATGTAGTCAGACATCAAGTTCTTAGCTAGTTGGTAAGCTTCAGAAGACTGCATACTACCGTCTTCACCACGCTCAACAATCGCTCTAGCGTAAGCATTAAGAATAACTACATCAGCAGGAACTTTAATGACATCAGCATCAGCACTTAGATTCTCTTGAGGAATCATCACATTGAAGTTCAAGACATAAGCTTTGTCTGGAATAGGATAGATGTCTACTAATGTATCACCGTTGCTGTCTACACCATTGAAGTTGTAATACAGCGGAGAACCGTTAGATGGGTCAGACAACAAGAACTGTTCGTTCATCCAAGTGCTAGGCACTAAGTGCATTGGCACATGGCTTGTTGTATTTAACACATCAGTGACTCTAAAACGCACACCAGAGCCTTCTAAGACATAGCTAAACACACCTGTTGTGGTTGTAGCAATCAAAGTGTCTGACAATGAGTTCCAACCGTAAGCAGCCTCTACAGAAGACTTAGCGTCATTGACTAACTCACCGATTAAGGCTGAGTAAGCAGTCTCGCCAACTGTAGACACCTCTGACTCACGCAATCTGCGTAATACGGAATTTACTGCTTGTAAGTAGGTAGTTGCCATATATTCTCTTAGTGTATCATAGTTTTAGGATTGTGTCAACAACTATTTTAACAATCCCACTTTTTTAATGCCAACGCTTTGCGAGTTGGACGACCTTTTTCATCTTTCATTGGACCAGCAACACCGCCCATACGAGCACAGAAGCTCTTGCGTCTTGCTGCTGCCTTGGGAGACTTTGCAGCCTCTTTAGCTGAGACAGGAGGCTTTAGGTTAGAACCAGTGGTCTTGTTGTAATAGTCTCTACCTTTTTGGTTAAGACCGCCTTTAGGGTTCTGGAACTCTTTCTTAGGCATTACTTAGCCTTCTTAGCTGTCTTAGCAGCATCTTTGAAGTCTTTAGCGGTTGGAGCACCTTTAGAGCCTACCTTACGCATCTTTTCACCTGAACCAGCCTTGATACGAGCTTTCTTGGCTGCAATATTTGCATACAATCCTGGTTTCATTAGCGACCTCTTCCTGTCTTTTTCATCATCATTGGCTTAGCTTTACCAGCCTTTGATAAAGCAATAGCAACTGCTTGTTTCTGTGGCTTACCTTCTTTAACCATCATACGGATGTTGGAAGATACGGTTTTGTCTGATTTACCTGACTTTAATGGCATTATGAACCACCTTTTTGTTTAACATTGGTATACTCTAGTTCTACAGTGATAACACAAGAAACTGTAGAGCCAGACTCCGATTGAATCCTAATCTCGTCACCTTCTTCTAGCAATGTATAAGCACCGCCATCAATCTTTAAAAAGTTCTTAGAAGCTAACGGATAGTTATCAACAATTGCTATTTCTGTGTTAGTGCTTTTGTCATACCACCAAGCACTGACATTCTTTGCAGAAGC